GTTTGATTATAGCAAGAGGAGATAGTTTTCCGGTGACAATATTCCCTGAGTTGAGAAACTCAAAATCCGACAAGTCCTTAAGCGCATCTGTAGCCGAAAGATAGATATGTAAATTACTTTCAAATACAGATTTATACATACTCTCAGGCTGAAGATATCCCTGCCACAAAAGAGTAGAGGTGTCGTCGTCATAGAACTTAACGATATGATCCCGGTATTCGCTTTCAAAGAGTTCATCATAAGCGGCTTCATTGGCTCGCTTTTTCAGGACAAACTCAAAAGTACACTCACTGCCTATTACGATCTTCTCTTCTTCCCTCTCGGAAGATAGTGTTCTTATCTGAAGTGGATCTGCACCCATTTTATCGGGAACCACCACGGCCCCGCCAGTTTCAGACAAGATATCAACACGATAAGTCTTGGTTACACCGACTCGCTGAAATTTCTTACTGTATTTAACTGAAAACGCCATTAGAATTTCCTTTGATTACCGGTTGCTCCTTCATTCAAAATAAAAAGTAAGTCCCCTCTCGATACCCTGCACGTCAGCCTACCACTACCTCCTACCCCCATCTGTGCGAGTTGAGCTGCCGTACCAATGTACTCCGGATTACTTGCTGATATGCCCGGGGCCTCACCTACCACAGCAAGCGATGGGCCTGAAACAGCACCACCGGCAGCGAATGAGGGGACCAATGAATTAAATAGTGCAACTGTTGCACCTGCAGCTACACCTGCTGCTATTAAACCCAAAGGCCCTGTTCCTGCCCATATTTTAACCTGTGATGCAACAGCTTCAGCCAAATAAGCAGATATAACCTTCTTGGCCACATCAACAGACGCTCTCGCAAAGTCTTTAACTGACTTTACACCCTGAAATGACGAAGACACAACGGCGTCGCTAAACGCCATTGCCGCTTGTTGTGCGGCAGTATAAGCCTCTGCCGTGTGAGCCAGTCCTGTATATAATGCCTTAGTATCTATCTCTGGAGCAATAGATATTCCTCTTGAATTTAATTTGTCAAACGCCGATATTACCCGCTCGATACCTTCAGCATATTCCTCTACGGCAACAGCGGCTGATTCAACGGCTTTAACTTCAGATGTTTCAATGAGCTTTATTTTGGGCCGCTCCTCCATATTCTTTTTGAGCTTATCCCAGTTCTCAGAAATATCTTCAGTAAACTCAAGGGCATTGTCTTTTATCGCTGCAAATGCCTCTTTAGCGTGTGTTTTTATATCGCCCCAGTTGCCCGTGAAAACATCGCGTATAACTTGTCCCAATCCAACAAATACCTCGACTATATTCTTGACAGTCATTTTGATGAAATCAAAGACGCTGCGAATACTGAATTTGATACCCTCAACTGCAACCCTTACAGCCGTTGATTCATTGTATAAATCAATGAAATAATTGATGACATCAACAATAGGCTTCTTTACCTTCCCCAATCCCTCGGCCGCACGTGTCATGCCCTGAACTAACCTTTTGAGAAAGTCGTTGAATTTACTCCCGGCCGTGAAAGCAGATGACAAGGTGTTGACAAATACCTTCCATGCCCCCTGAAGGGTGTCAACTCTTTTTTCCTGCTGCTCGTATGCTACATTAGTACCAGTTACTGCTTCGGTGTATTTGGCGAATTTCTCCCTGTTTGAAACAAGGATAGAGGCTGCCTGCATATTGCGAAGCCCGAACATCTGCACCATCTCAGCAGCACTGAGATTAGCATTGGCGAGATTATCGAGAGCGGTTTTCATTCCCACTACTTTGGGATTGAATTGACTCGCTCCCTTCTGAAGCAATAAAATAACGTTACGCAACTGGGTGCCTGACTCTGCTCCTGCTATTCCTTTCTCAGCAAGTGTTTCAAGCATCCCGACTGTTTCTTCCAAGGATGTGCCCGCAAGATTAGCGGCAGTACCCATTGCCAATATGCCATCGGCAAGCCCAGGGATTGCTTCAGCACCTTCCTTACTACCTGCTGCCAAAACATTTATTACCCTCCCCGCCTCGCTTGCCGGAACATTAAATTGGTTCATCGCTCTTGCGAGAGCTTCTGTTGCTGTCGGCAATTCAAGTCCGGCTGCTTCAGCCAGCACTACAGCTTCTTTAGTTACAGCTGCGAGCGCTTCCTTGTTTTTCAACAATTCAGGGCGTGCCGATCCCATCAACTCAAAAGCCTTAACAGCTTCGGCAGCTGATATAGTTGTTATCTTTCCTATCTGCCTTGCCTGTTCGCCATAAAACTCAAGGTCTCTGCCTGTGGCCCCGGTGATAGCAGATAAGTTAGCAAGCGCCTGATCAAACTCAGCCGTTAGCCCGATAATTTTTTTAAAGCCCTGGAAAATTTTATGAAAAGCAAACACGCCAGCGACCATGCCGCCAACTTTCTTCATCATCTTTCCAAACCCCTCGGACTTCTTCTGTACCTCATCAGTCTTTCTCTTGAAATCCTTGTTGTCGGCGGTGTATTCCGCCCTGATTTCCTGCTTGCTCATCAGTTCTTTAATTTACCGTATCTTCTCCAAATCTCATCCAGTTCAGCTTCTGTCATCTCCTTCGGCTTTGACTGCCCTATAGGCATATAGGTGTCTATACCGGGAGGGAACTTAGCACCCTTGCGCCATACCTCGTATGCTATCTGCCTGAACTTCAGCCATTGCTCCTCATCCTTTTTTGAGTAACCTTCAAAAAGTCGCTCTATCTGCGCAAACGACAACCTCAGCAGCTCATCTTCCGTCACTCCGGCTTGCCATCCTGAGATAAAGAGTTCACGCCAGCTGGTACTTTTTTTTTATCGTCCCCGCCCTTTGGCTGAGTAGATAACATCACAGCCAACATCTCGTCCCATTCTTTTTTGGGCATCGTCGAGACGAACTTCTCAGTCGCCGATAGAGTCAGCAAGTCCTTCCGCCTGCGCCACATCTGGTACGAGCGGTGAGCTGACCACACCCACAGCGATGTATACTCCGCCTTGGGAATAGTGTCAAGCTCATCCAACTCAATACCTTTGTGCTGGCACATGAGAAAGACAGCCAGCGCATCAAATCGAAACCCGATGGTGCGCCACCTTCTCCTTAACTCCAGCATCATGATACCTCACCCGTTCCGATGAACGCCGCTGAGAACTGCACGTATGAAGCACCTGTGCCACCTGAAGGATTCAGATTGGTGAGGTACCCAACACCTGAATAATCGACGCCGCTCTCAAGCTCGCACCTGAGCGTAAGCGGTGTCTGATTCAGGTAAGCATCCATAACATCATCGAATCCTGCACCGACTGCGGCATTGTTATACCACGCCGTGGTATCTACATTCCACCTGTTCAGCGTCGGCAGGTTTTCTGCCCAATCCCCGGAATCAGCGTCAGTCACCTCTTCGGTGTCAGTGACGAAATTCATCGAAACCTCGGTAGTGTGCGCCAGCAAATCACTTCCAAGGTAGAGTCTTACGTTGTAACCTTTAATCTTTGCCATTGTTTAATTGTTAATTGTGAATACTAATCTTCATCTATAAGGGTTGATATTGTCAGTAATTTTCTTATCGTTGTTTTTGTGCCATCGTATTCGGGCTGATAATTCAGCGAAACAAAATAACAGCCGTTATCGGTAAAGCCTGTCATTGATATATGTTTGGCCCTGTCTGCTGTCGTCACTCCCTTGGTTATCAGCCTCTGCATGATAATCGTCATAATGTCATCGCTCTGCTTGCTGCCGAAGTTGCCGGGATCACCGATATGAGACGTAGTCACCATTATATCGGTTGTAACGACCTGAACAAAAACATCGTCGTCTCTTTCGTAGGTACTTGACATATTCAGTACCTGTACATACGGAGTCTCTTTTTCGGCTTCGGCGTATTCGCATACAACCAAGTTAGTACCGTTATATGTTAACGCCCTGAGTGCCGATACAAGCCCTTTGCGATATTCGTAGAAACAATCTTTCATGCCAATTTTTTTAACCTGTTTTCGCAGTCTTTAACGAACTTCTCCCTGTGGATAAAAAACGCCGGGTAAAGGTAAGGGCGTGCGGGGAGGTTAACGTCTCTTATTCCTTTGCCTTTAAATTGCATTGCATAGTCTTTTAGTTCGGTTGGTACCACTACCTTACTTCCTGTTCCGAATTCCACAAACGGCGCATAATCAGCCCTAACCACTACTTCTCCGTTTTTGCCCCTGTGGTAGGGACGGATGCTTGATTTTAATCCTCCCTTATCAACTACAACAAACATCTTCGCAGCCGCAGAAGTATTGCGCACGGCCTGAGCAACAGCCTTTTCGATTTCCCCATCAAGCTGCTGCTGGATTTTGCGAATCTTCGCATTCCATTTACGATTGTCTATCTGTAACTTTATTCTCACTTTTGCAGGTGAATTTAGTGTAATGTTTGTCAATCTCTGTCGACACTATCGAAAGCCATATATCTCCATAAATGCCTTCGTATTTTATCAGGTACTTTCTGTCGGGGACTCTTTCAAAATCACTTCTCACCCAGACAACAAATCCTTGGGTGCCGTGCATCTGCTGAAACGTCATCGCCATCATCCCTCCCATGGGTTTGACATTCCCCCACAAACGAGCCACCTCAACAGGTGTAGAGGGTATTTTTCCCCCGGCGCCATCATCAACTGAAGCCTCAGAATATAGTATCAGCGCATCTTGTAATTTCATGGCTGTCGGCTGTTTAGCATTATCTTTTTCTTGATCTCTGCAGGCAATGGTGCAGCGGGATCGTCTATGTCGTACCAGAACTTAATCAGATCTGTGATAAGTCGTTTAATGTCCGCCGGTGTCTCCGTAAAGCCCCCGGTGTATTCGTGTACGTACACTTCGTTAGTTGTATCCTCGGTTACTGTCAAATCAGCAACCGGACCAAAAGGCAACTCATCTTCTTCAAGTTCATCCTCATCCGTGACCTTTAATTCTCTTTCCAGAACTGAGATATCACAAGATTTCTCCACATACACACGAGCGTCAGTGATGAGCCTCGATAACTCATCGTCATGACCGGTTCCGGTTATCTTCAGGGCCGACTTAACCTCTGGTAGGGTTACCGGTTCCTGCACTATATCTGTTACTATCTCTATTTTCATATCTCTACCATTATTGGTTCGTTTGTTTCTTCACTGATTAATTTAACGTGACCAAGTGTAAGCAAATGATAATATGCGGATTTGCTTATCCTTCGCCTCTCACCTTCCTTGTACAAGCGGCAATAATTGCGGGTAAATTCCACCTCGACTTTTTCTTTACTGCGCTCAATGTCCAATGCCCGCATTTCTTTTACTCCTTTAAGTCTTGCGACTATATCTTCAGGTA